GCCGGATGAGTAGCGAGGAGCGTGAGGTGATGCGCGCCCGGCAGGAAGAGGCGAAGCGCAGGGCGGCGGAAGTGGCGGCTAATGCAGCGCGTCGTGCGGCAAAGCGTGCCGCCGGGTTGTTCAAGCGTATGCCGGAGAAGGGCAAAAGCGCTTACCTGGACCGAAAGCAGATCGTTGGTTTCGGTGTGCGCTATGCACCGCGCTCGGGGGCGTTTCTGGTGCCCATGAGCAACGTGCGCGACCAGATTGTGGGCCTGCAGGTTATCTATCCTGAGAAGCAGCAGAACACTGGCCGCGACAAGTCCTATTGGCCTTACGGGATGTCGAAGGATGGGGCCTTTCATTTGGTCGGTCCACACCCGGAGCCGGGTGAACCGATTCTGGTTTGCGAGGGGTACGCGACCGGCGTCAGCCTGCATATGGCGACTTCGCTGACCGTGGCCATCGCCTTTGATGCGGGCAATCTCATGCCGGTGTCCAAGGCGATGCGTGAGCGCTTCCCGGGCCGTCCGATCATTGTCTGCCGGGATGATGACTGGAAGACAACGCGTCCTAACGGAGAGCCCTGGAATCCCGGCAAGGAACGAGCGGAGAACGCAGCGGCGGTGGTCGGCGGCCAGGTGGTGGCGCCGATCTTTTCCGGCGAGCGGGAGATCAAGTGGACCGACTTCAACGACCTGCATTGCGCCGAAGGTTTGGAGGCGGTGCGTCGTCAGGTACTGGCGGTGGTCAGGCCACCCGCCGCGGGCGGCTGGCGGGATTTGTTGGCCCGCAGCGACAGCGGCATGCTGATCGCGCATATGCAGAACGTTGAACTGATCCTGAGCAACGATGAGCGCTGGGCCGGGGTGATCGGTTTTTGTTCGTTCAGCGCCAAGATCGTCAAGCTGCGGGTACCGCCCTATGGCGGCGACTCCGGCGACTGGGCCGACATCGACGACATGCTGGTGATGAAGTGGCTCGCGCAGCAGTACAACCTGCGGGTCAAGGTCGGCAACGTGATCGAGGCGGTGAGCGTGGTGGCGCACTATCGAGCGTTTCACCCGGTGCGCAATTACCTGCGCGGCCTTGAGTGGGACCGCGTGCCCCGGCTTGATTCCTGGCTCACCGAGATCATGGGTGTGGAACCGACCGACTACAGCTCAAAGGTCGGCAAGCGCTGGATGGTTTCGGCGGTGGGCCGGGTGATGGCGCCGGGGTGCAAGGCGGACTCGGTGATGATTTTGGAAGGTGCCCAGGGCGCCGGTAAGTCGACGGCGATGAGCATTCTCGGCGGTTCGTGGTTTATGGATACGCCGTTTACCCTGGGCGACAAGGATGCGTTCCAGGCGATCCGGGGCAAGTGGATCATCGAACTGGGCGAGCTGGACAGCTTCAACAAAGCCGAGTCGACCAAGGCCAAGCAGTTTTTCTCAGCCTCGGTGGACACCTACCGCGAGAGCTACGGCCGCAGAACGATGGACGTGCCACGCCAGTGTGTTTTCGTGGGCACCACCAACCAAGATGAATACCTAAAGGACGCCACCGGCAACCGGCGTTATTGGCCGGTGGCTTGTACCAAGGTGGACTTGGAGCAACTGCGGCAGATCCGCGATCAGCTCTGGGCCGAGGCGATGTGCTGCTATCAGGCGGGTGATATCTGGTGGGTGATCCGCGACGAAGCGCCGTTGTTCGCCGAGGCGCAGGAAGAGCGCTTTGTGGTGGATGAATGGGAGGTGCCAATTCTGAAGTGGCTGGAAGAGTCGCACCTGGGAGAGACCACCACCGGCAGTCAGATCCTGTCCGAGGTTCTGAAGATTGATCCTAGCCACTGGGGGAAGCCGGAGCAGATGCGCGTGGGTGCGATTATGCATCGGCTGGGGTGGCGCAAGAGGCGTATGCCGGCGTTGGCGAAGAGTGGTATACGCCCATGGGCCTATCAGAAGCCGACCAACTGGGGGCGCGGATCTGCATTGCAGGTGGCGCCGATGGAGGAGGAGCCTTGCTTTGATTAAGCGAATCGACGAGATGCTCAAGCTCTGGGCCCAGGATCTGCACATGCCCACGACCCTGGCCATCGGTAGTGCGGGCGGCGGCAACATGATTGCCATGCTGATGGCGTGCAAAGGCGAGCTGATACGGGGAACCCGTGGCAGTCGGGTGCTGCTGGATGAATCGGCCGATATCGAGCTGATCGTCAACAAACACCTGCCGCCCGAGCTGGCCCTGGTGGTGATGGAGCATTACTGCAATCACGACAGCCTGCTTTCGCAGAAAATGCTGCACTGCGGCTGTAGTGCCAGGACGTACTACCTGCGTTTGCATGAGGCTCACGTGTACATCGACGGCTTGCTCATGGGGAGGGCTGCTTGAGCCTCGCCCTGGCTACGTCTGCTGCTGTCCTACTGGCTCGCCTTGTCCGACTGCGCTTTAACGCAGCAGGACAAGCGCGGGCCTTGTCATTCGTGGGCTGTCCTACTGTCCAACCTCTCAGCGCGTCATGCGCACACATGAGCGCAGCGGGCACACACTACGCGCCTTGGGCGCGCACGCGTGCCTTTCAATTTCTTCTTACAGGCGAGAAAGGAAAGATAGAGGTAGGGCAGTAGGGCAGAGCTTTGTATTTCGGGGCCTGTAGCTGTCCTGCCTGACTCACTATCAGTGGGACAGGCAGGACAGCGCCAAAGGCGCTGATAGCCGAAATAAAGATATTCGCCGACATTGCCTAGGCGTTCACTAGACATTCACCGGGTGGCGTTAAAACAGGGTTGCTGCCAGTAAAATCCACCTGTAAAAAGTAGCCATCTTCGATAGGTGCGACCGCAGAGAGCGGCAGGCATCCACACACCAAACCCGGCCCTTGCGCCGGGTTTTTGCGTTTAAGGGGCGGGCGATGACGAACGAGCAACAAGCACTGGCAGAGATGCCGATCTGGTTAGTGATCGTCCTGGCCCTGGTGGGCGGCGTTTCGGGGGAGATGTGGCGGGCAGACAAGGAAGGAGCGCGAGGTTGGGCATTGGTTCGGCGTCTCGCGCTGCGGTCCGGTGCCTGCATCGTCTGCGGGATGGCGGCAATGATGCTGCTGATCGGCGCCGGTGTATCGGTCTGGACTGCGGGTGCCTTTGGCTGCCTGACGGCGATGGCCGGGGCGGATGTTGCCATTGGCTTGTACGAGCGGTGGGCGGCAAAGCGGATCGGCGTCTCGGAGCAGCCACCCAGCGGCGGGACGGCCTGAATGGTAGGGGCGAGGCCCCGGCGAGCCGGGCCGAATTTTCAGATTTTTGGGTCCTCCCCCGGGGCCGGCCCCTACACGGGTTAGCGAACTCGCGGTTTCCCTGCAGCTGAGATCAGTGCAGGGATGTCCGTCTTTTCAAGGACTTAACAATGGGCAAGACAGTCGGCAAGCCCGAGCTTAGTGAGATCGTCGGTCGCGATGAGCGCACCCTGAGCCGGTGGCAGAACGACGGGATGCCGGTGATTGAGTTCGGGTTAGGGCGGGGCAACGAAAACCAGTACGACACCCAGGCGGTGATCGAATGGTTGATTCACCAAGCCGCCCTGAATGGCAAGAAGGAATCCACCCGGGACCGGCTCGACAGGATACGCGGCGACCGCGAAGAGCTGGCGCTGGCCAAGGACCTGGGCGAGGTTGTGATTGAGGCGGAGATGGTCGAGCGCTTCGAGGCTGTGATCACCTCCGCCAAGATCGAACTGCTCAACACGTTTCCCGATGAACTGGCGGCGACCTTGTCGGCCCGATACGGGGTTGAGGTGGATGAACAACTTATCCGCGAACCCATCGAATCGATACTGAGGAGGTTGTCAGCCTATGGAGAGGACGATGCCGATCTCGATTGGGATCATGACCAGCAAGGCGACACGGAGGGCGCTGAGGAAGACTGCGATTAAGGCCATGCGCCGGGCGTGCCGCAAGTGGGCACCGCCGCCACGGATGAGCGTTATCGAGTGGGCGGACCGGTTCCGCTGGCTGTCGCCAGAAGAGTCGGCCACGCCGGGCAAGTACCGGTTCGACAAGACGCCCCACCTGATCTGGCCGGGTGGCCCGCTGGAAGCCCTGGACGATCCGAACGTCGTCGAGATCGTCGGCCGCAAATCGGCCCAGGTGGCGTGGACCTCGGGCGTGATGGGCAACGCCATCGGCAAATGGATCGACCTGGACCCGTCGCCGATCCTGATCCTGTTTCCCAAGGCCGAGGCCGCCAAGCAATACGTTGCCGAGAAGTTGGAGCCGATGATCGAGGCAACCCCACGGCTGCGCAAGAAGGTCGACCTGCGTAGCCGCAAGCTGCAGCAGCGCCAGGACTTCAAGCGTTTCCCGGGCGGCTTCCTCAAGATGGTCGGCTCCAACAGCCCGGCCAGCGTGAAGTCGACACCTGTGCCACGGGTCGCCGTGGAGGAGCCGGACGACTGCAACCTAAACCTGAGGGGGCAGGGGGACAGCATCAAGCTGGCCAAGGAACGCCTCAAGACCTTCCGCCGCTCGAAGATCATCATCGGCGGCACCCCGACCATCAAGGGGCTGTCGGCAATCGATGCGGAGCTGGAACTGTCGGACAAGCGCGTGGGCCTGGTGCCGTGTCACGACTGCGAACAGTCGCACGCACTGAGCTTCGAGCACCTGCACTGCGACGAAGACCCCAGCTACTTCCACGAGGTCTACGGCAAGCGACGGCCCGAAACAGCTTACTACTCATGTCCGCACTGCGGCTCGATCTGGGATGACCACCAGAAGAACGCTAACCTCAAGCACGGGCGCTGGGAGGCGACGGCCGAGTTTCGCGGTATCGCGGGCTACATCCTCAACGAACTCTATGCCACGTTCCACGGCTCGCGGTTCGAGGTGCTGATGGAGAAGAAGCTGCAGGCTGAGCATGCAGCGTCGAAGGGCAACATCGGGCCGATGATCGCCTTCACCAACAGCTCCATGGGTGAAAGCTACGAGTACAAGGGCAACGCGCCCAAGACCGATGAGCTGGAAAAACGAGCCGAACCCTACGCCGAGTTGACCGCGCCGAAAGGCGTGCTGCTGGTCACGGTCGGGGTGGACGTTCAGGGCGACCGCCTGGCGCTGGTGATCGTGGGCTGGGGCAGGGGCGAGGAGTCGTGGCGGTTGTACTGGGGCGAGCTGCCCGGCAACCCCATCGACCCCCACGACCCGGTCTGGTCCGAACTGGACAAGATCATTGCCACGCCGATTCCGGTCGAAGGTGGCGCACAGCTCGCAGTTTCGGCGGTCAGCCTCGACAGTTCGGACGGTAACACCAGTGATGCGGTGTACACCTACGTGCGTGACCGGCAACGCTTCAACATCATGGCGATCAAGGGCGCGTCCATCGACAGCCGCGACCGGGAGATCTTCACCAAGCCGGCCCAGTCGGCAGACACCAGCCAGGACAACACCAAGGCCGCCAAGTACGGCCTGCGGGTGTTCATCGTTGGCACGCACAAGGCCAAGACGCTGATCGATGGCCGGATGCGGCTCAAGGGCAACGGCCCGGGCCGGATGCACTGGTACAGCGAGATCCGCTCTGATTATTACGAGCAGCTCACCAACGAAGTGCTGGCCCCGCACCCGCGTAACCCCAGTCGGATGGTGTGGCAGAAGAAGGCCGGACGGCGCAACGAAGCCCTGGACTGCGAGGTGTATGCCTTGCACGCCGCTCGTAGCCTGAAGACCCACCTGCTGCGCGACAACGAATGGGACCAGCTGGAGCAGCAACTGCTTCAGCCCACCCTCTTTACCACTGAGCAGGCGGTAGCCCCGGTTCCTCGTCGCGCACTTTCTCGCGGCAGGGGCACCCGGAGCCGCGTCGGCTAACCGAGGTTCACCATGACAGAAGCACAACAACGCCTTGCGGAAGTACGGGCGGCGATCTCGGCCGTCCTGCAAACCGGTCAGCGCCTGCGCCGAGCGGATCGCGAGGTACAACTGGCGGAACTCAACAGCTTGCGTCTGTTGGAGAAACAGTACGCCGAACAGGTGGCTAGCGAGCAGGCCGCGCTCAAGGGGCGTGGCCGTAGCCGCGTTTCTTACGTGGGGATCTGATCATGTGGCCATTCCGTACACGTGAGTCCGCACCTGAGCAGCTGATGCGCGAGGCTATCCGGGTTGCCAGGGCCTCGACCGATGATCGGCAGATCGTCGCTCAGGGTGGGGGTGGCGGCGTTGAAACCCGCTGGCGCGGAGCCTCCCGCGTGCTGCGTAGCATGGCCAGCTGGATCCCTGGCCTGGGCAGCCCGCGCCGTGACTTCAACCAGAGCGAGCGGCGCATGCTGGTGGCGCGCTCCCGCGATGCCATGCGCAATCACTTGGTCGCCCGAGCGGCCATCACGCGCTTGCGTACCAACGTAGTGGGCACCGGGCTGGTCTGCCGGGCGCAGGTCGACAACGAGGCGCTGGGCCTGAGTGAAGAGGAGGCGGATGAGCTGAACGGCCGGCTAGATCGATTGTGGTCCTTGTACGCCGACGATCCTCGGGAGTGCGACGCGGAGGCGACGCTGAACCACTATCAACTGCAGGCCCTGGTGCTGGTGTCCTCGTTGGTGGCTGGTGATGTGCTGGTGGCCAGCCCGGACCAAGAGCGGGCTGGGTGCATCTTCAGCACGCGCCTGCAGCTGATCGAGTCGGATCGGGTCAGCAATCCAAACGGCGGTATGGACCGGGCCGACCTGGTCGATGGGGTCGAGTTTGATTCCTTGGGTGCGCCGGTCGCTTATCACGTCTGCACCGGCTATCCCGGTGAACACCTGGCGGGCAAAACGTTGGGCTGGGAACGCCTTACCGCGTTCGGTGCCGAGACTGGCCGACGTCGTGTGTTGCATGTCCTTGCCGATAAGGAGCGGCCCGGGCAGAAGCGGGGTATGCCCTACCTGGCCCCGGTGCTGGAGCCGTTGCAGAAGCTGGAGCGCTACAGCAGCGCGGAGCTGATGGCGGCGGTGGTCTCGGCCATGTTCACCGTATTTATCAAGAAGGGTGACGCCTTCTCGGCGGGCAATTTGCCGATGACGGCGCTCTCTGAAGAGCGCCCTGATGGCGACAACACCTCTGATGGTGAGCTGAGTCTCGGCGAGGGTGCAATCGTTGACCTTGGAGTGGGTGAGGAGCCCGTTACGGCCAACCCCGGCCGGCCTAACGCACAGTTCGATCCGTTCTTCACTGCGGTGGTCAAGGAGATCGGTGCCGCTCTGGAGCTGCCGCTGGAGGAGTTGCTGCTGCACTACAGCAGCAGTTATAGCGCCGCCCGGGCTGCAATGCTGCAGGCGTGGCGCTTCTACAGCCTGCGCCGCTGGTGGCTGGCCTGCGACTTCTGCCAACCCAGTCGCGAGCTGGTGATCGATGAGGCGGTGGCCCGAGGGTTGATCGACCTTCCCGGCTACGGTGACCCAGCCAAGCGCAAGGCTTACTGCCAGGCCATCTGGATCGGTCCGGCCCGTGGTGCCATCGATGAGCTGAAAGAGGCCAATGCCGCCGGCAAGCGCATCGAGATCGGCGTTAGCAACGAAACCCTGGAGACAGCAGCAATGACCGGCGAGCCCTGGCAGCAGGTGTTCCGCCAGCGCGTGCGCGAGGTCGACCAACGCCGGAAACACAACCTGCAGGCCCTGCCCAAGAGTGGGTTGGAAAACCCGCCCGAGCCTACCCCCGAAGAGGAATAGACATGCCGCGAGCACTTGAGCTGGCTGCCTCGCAGCCCTGGCTGATGCTGCCTGCCGCTCTGGATAACCTGCTGACCATCTCTGATCGCATGGGCGATCCGATGGCGCTGGAGGCCAAGCGCGGCGAGCGGTTGGAAAACACCCGCCAGGTCACCCTGCGCAACGGCGTGGCGGTAGTGCCGGTCATTGGGCCGATCTTCCGTTACGCGAACTTGTTCACCGAGATCAGCGGTGCCACCAGCACCCAGGTCCTGGCCACCGACATTCAGCGTGCGCTGGATGATCCGAAGGTCAGGGCGATTGTCCTCAACATCGACAGCCCGGGCGGTGTCGCTTCCGGTATCAACGAGCTGGCGGAAATGATCTTCGCCGGTCGCTCCCGCAAACGCATCGTGTCCTACATCGGCGGCACGGGGGCGAGCGCCGGCTATTGGATCGCATCCGCCGCCAGCGAGATCGTGATCGATGAGGCCAGTCTGGCGGGAAGCATCGGCGTTGTTGTCGAGGCTGTGGTCGAGAACGAGAACGCCACCGGACGTAAGCGTTACCAGATCGTCAGCCGCGACGCGCCGAACAAGCGTCCTGACCTCTCGACTGAAGAGGGCCGCGCCAAGATCGGCGAAACCATCGATGCCCTGGGCGAAGTGTTTGTGGGCAAGGTCGCCCGCAACCTGGGCGTCGCCGCAGAGAAGGTCCCCGAGATGGGCGACCACGGGGGGCTGCGTGTCGGCGCCGATGCCGTCAAGCACGGCCTGGCCCACCGCGTGGGCTCGCTGGAAGCCCTGATCACCGAACTGGCCAAGCCGGCCATCACCAACCCAAGGATACACACAATGACCACCGTTAAGACCACGGCCGATCTGCGCGCAGCTCTGGCAGCCGGCACCGACCCGAACACCATCGAAATTGCCCAGGCCGACCAGCCGGACCTCGCTGCGATCCGTGCCGAGACGGCCACGGCCGAGCGTGAGCGCATCAAGGGCATCAACGCCCTGGCCAGCAAGGGTTTCGAGAAGGAGATCGAAGCGGCCATCGATACCGGCAGCTCGGTCGAGGCCACCGCGCTGGTGCTGTTCAAGGCCGCCCAGGATCGCGGTATCTCGCTCCAGGGCATCAAGAGCGATGCCCAGGGCGCTACCGGCGCAACCCCAACTGGCGACAGCAAGCTGGCCGAACGCCAAGCCGCTGTTAGCGCAATCGTCGCAGGCGCCTCGCGCCGTTAATTGGAGACATCCATGAGCAACCCTAAAAGCGAAACCTATGTGCCGCGCCAGATCTCGGCGGGTGACTTTCCTGTGGTGATGGAGGCCGGCGTGATCGCTTCTGGCCAGACGCTGCACGCCGGGGCGGTCCTGGGCCAAGTGACCGCATCCAAGGAGTACGTGCTGTGCAAGGCGGCGGCGGAGGACGGCTCGCAAAACCCCTGTGCCGTCCTCGATCAGGACGTTGACACGGCCGGCGGCGCCAAGAGCGCGCCTATTCGCCTGACCGGCCAAGTGCTGGGCAACCAACTCACACTGGGCGAGGGCTTGACCCTGGCCGAAGCCAAGGCCGCTCTGCGTCCTCTGTCTATCTTCATTCGTTGAACGGAGCCACCATGACTGACATTTTCGACACCATGACCATGCTGCAGGCGGTCGAGCAGATCCGCACGCCGCGCCGCTTTCTGATGGACACCTTCTTCAACGGTTCCATGCCGGAAACCTTCGGGACCAAGACGGTGACCATCGACATCATCAAGGGCCAGCGCAAAATGGCTCCTTTCGTTCACCCTTCGCTGCCGGGCAGCGTGGCGTCGCGCAAAGGCTTTGTCTCGAACACCTATGAGCCGCCCTACATTCAGCCCAAGCTGCCGACCAATGCTGAGCTGATCTTGAAGCGTTCGCCCGGGGAAAACCCTTTCTCTACCCGCACGCCACTGCAGCGAGCCGGTGAACAGTTGGGTAAGGACCTGGTTGATCTCGACGAGCAGATCATCCGCCGCGAGGAGTGGATGTGCGCCCAGGCGTTGA